GAAATTCCTTCCTGATGATCTTAGCGATAAGATCGTTAATTTATTTTTGGGTCGCATAGGATTAGGCAAATGAAAATATCTGCTTATCAGCAAAATGCTAAGATGCAATGGGAAGTTCAGAGACTTATCCATCAGCAGAACATGGAACATTTAGCGAAGCTGAACCGACAAGCTGACCAACAGCAGAAGGTTCAAGATATCAAATCACATTGGGTCAAGGTCAATCAAGTGGATGTAATGGCATGAGATATATTCTGCTTCTGCTTTTACTTACTGGATGCAAAGATGTTTATCGATATCCATGTCAGAACCCTGATAACTTTATCTTGCCTGAATGTCAGAAGCCGAAGTGCTTGTTTACTCAGCAATGTCCTGAATACTTAGTCGCCCCAATCTTGGAAAAGAAAGTAACAGATGTCCAACAGCCAGAAGCCAAAGCTAACAACTGAAGAATTTGAAGTTCGGGTCTGGGGCTTTGTGGTCATGGTGGTCACTTGCATCTTGTGCGTCATTGTCATTGCCCTTTTGTATTCTGTGACCTTCGTGACACAGCCAATCAAGAGCATGGCTCCAATTGACCAAGCCTATACCAAGATGCTCAACGACATTGTTCTGTTGATCGTTGGCGGCATCGGTGGGGTAATGACAAAGAGGGCGGCAGGGGCGGCTTCTAGGGCGTTCAATCCTACGCAACCATCCCAACCTATGTGTCAGCCGTATCAAGGGCAAGGAGGGGGTTTTAACCAACCTTACAATTCTGGCTTCAGCCAAGCCTATAACCCGCCTTCGGCTTATGGGGGCTTACCAAGTCAGCCATTCGGTGCTATGCCAGTATTCGTCAATCCGCAACTGGATGAAAACTGGACACCGCCACCGCCACCAGATACCCCGCCTGAACATTTGGAATCAGATGCAGATCGGGAAGTTATCGCTCTAGCAAGAACCGAGGCTGACTAATGTTTCCAATTCCTTTGCCTTGGCTTATCGTCGGAGTGATTGTTTCCTTGTTCGGAACTTATCAAGTTGGCCATCATTACGGATGGCTTGAGCGAGACAATGACATGAAGATTGCCATTGCAAAAAAGAATGAGGAAGCAAGGGCGACTGAGCAGAAGCTCAGTGAACAGATAAACACTAACGCAACTAAATTATTGGAGGCAAACAATGTCCTTACTCAAAAGCAATCTGCTCTTGATCGCGCTATTCGTTCTGGCAGGGTGCGCCTCCCAACCGCAAGTTGTCAGCAAGCCGCCTCAAGTCCCGCCATTGCCACCGCAGATAGCAAAGAAACAAGAAGCCAACCTGACGGACAGACTGACACAGCTTCTAATGCCGAGCAAGAAACCCTTGCCGCAATCGCAGAAATAGTCGCGCAGGGTGACAGGAATACTTTGCAACTGAACTCTTGCATCGATGCTTACAATGAAGTTAGGAATCTTTTAAATGGTAAGTCCTGAACAATTACGTCAACTCAAGATTGAACAATCTTTGGCAGAACCATTCAACGAAACATTTGAACGCTTCGGAATCCTGTCGCCTGTTCAGCAAGCCGCATGGCTCGGACAATGTGGCCATGAGTGCAATAATTTTAGAGTCCTTGAAGAGAACCTGAACTATCGTGCGCCAACCCTGCTCAAGTTGTTTCCATTGACAGCAAAACGCGCTTGGGGTTTCACGCCTGAGTCAGCCGCGCAGTACGAGCGTCAGCCAGTTAAGATCGCTAATCGCATTTACGGCTCTCGTATGGGCAACAGGGATGAGGCATCAGGGGATGGGTTCTTGTACCGAGGCTCAGGATTTTTACAATTAACTGGCGCGGCAAATTTTTTTCATGCAGGAAAAGCGTTAGGCGAGGACTTCGTTCGCAATCCCGATTTGGTAAGGACACCAAAATATGCGAGTCTTACTGCGGGATGGTTTTGGCAAACGCACAATTTGAATCAGTACGCTGACAAAGAAGATTGGCTGATGCTGACAAAAAGAATCAATGGCGGCACGATTGGATTAGAAGATCGCAAGAAGCATATCGCACACGCCATTGAAGTCCTCACTTCTTAACAGCTTTCCATTCTCTCTCGCTACGATTGGCATTTGATTTGACTCTGTTGCCTGTCAACTCAATCATGCCAAGATCGTGCATTTCATTAAGCCGCCTTGCCACTTGATTACCATCAAGATTGGTGCATTGCGCTATGCCATCTTTTCCTAGAGGTCCAAATGCAAGCAAACAATCAACAATACGTTGGTAATGTTGCGGTGCATACTCTCTGATTGAATCAGCCGCTTCAAAAGAAGTAGCAGGGTCACTAGCTCTTACTCTTGGGAAAGAAGTGAATATCTTGTCAAACATTTTTTTGTAATGCATGATCTTCTCCAATAAGGTGAGGGTACTGGCGTTCGTCCGACATTGCTGTCGCGTTTTCCCCTCGGGTTAAATTTTAGAACGGCACATCGTCATCTTCAAGCTGTGGCAAGCCATCCTCACCTTTAGGCGTATTCAAATATGCCCATCCATTCCAACCTCCCGAATCTGTTAGAGGGGTGCAATCAAGTTTCAGCATCGGTCCTTTTTTGGTTTCAATAACTGAACCAATCTTCAGATACCGATTTTTATTTGCACCATCTTTGTTAACATAAGTACCTGTGATTACAGATATCTCATAAATTGTCTTTGCCATTGTTTTCTTTCAGTTGGTTAAGGGTAGTTAGCGTTACATCAACTTCTGCCAAAAATAGCAGAACTTCTGTCTCTAACTTATTTGCATATTCGGCATCGTATGGATAACGCTGTACGAACATTTGCAACTCTTGAGGTAGCCTTGGGTCAAAGCTAATGAAATCGCACCACTTGCGACCAGTACAAATCATTTGCCAAGTCATCTGAGCTTTGTGCTTGTTTGGAATCTTGCCACTCAGGAGGGTTTCAATATGCGTATTGGTCTGTGGGCATTTGATCTCAATCAAACCATCTAGGCCAACCATGCCATCAGGCGAAGCCCCCGCCATCATAGTCGGGTGCTGAACAAATCCAACCTCATCAACGAAGATGCTGTTCTTCATCTCATAAGCCGCCCGAGCAAGTGGCTCTGTCTCTGTGCCATGCGCCATTGCCGCAGTCGAAAATGATTCTGCGCCCTTGCCTGTCAAGCGTTCACAGATAAGCTGTGCCAAGTAGTTGTCGCGGCTCGCGGCATATCCTGTTTTGGTACGAGCCACAATGTCTTGCACCCTGCTAGCAGTTACCCGCCCTAGACGCGCGGCAAACCATTCTTCTGTGCCTTGTTCCATGATTTAACCTTGCCTTTCTGCAAGAGCTTTTTTACGAGCATCTTTTCTTGCAATAAATTTTTTCTGCGATTCAATGTTGCCATTGGCAAATTGATAAGCCGCAGTAAAAGCGGTTTTCAAATCCTCTTCTGTTGCAGATTCATCAATTGCCGCAAGATGATCAAGCATTTTTGACTCATCAATTTTCTGTACAGCCGCATTGCCATCGTCATCCTCTGGGGCGATGCCGCAAGCCGACATGACACTGTATCTCCGAGCGTATGTCAACGCGCTACCGAAGCCCTGCGCGTCATGCTTCACAGCGGGAATATGAATCTTGCCGCAATTTAATATCTCCCCTGATTCGTGAATAAACAATGTTTCCACAATCACGCCTGAATCGCATTCGCTTAGTTGTTGAACTAGGGCAATGCCGTTATTGTTCAGCGCATCAATTACCGCCTCAATACAAGCCGACAGATCAGCATATTTAGATTTGAAATGCGGGTTTTTTGAATTCTTGAGCGCAGGACCGAATTCTTTTTGTGCTTTGACTAAAGCTGTTGCTATTTGTTTCATTTGATGGCATCCAGTTGTTGTTGAATTTCAGAGATCAATTCTTCGTGGAGATTGACTATGTAGCAGAGTTCGCGTATCTTGCCCTGCAACATTCCGACCTGATAGGAAAGCCTATCTCTTGGCTCACCGCCCTCAAAGAGGCGGGATGAATCCTGCGCTATTGCGCTGATGATGTAATCTGCATTAACTTTGGTCATTATTTGAGCCTCATAATTCTTATTCTGAATTTTCCAAATAAAGTGTCAATCGTTTGATTCTGTCGGCATGGTAATCAGACATACGACGCGCGTATTCCATTGCTGACTGAGCATCAAGAAATCGTCGTCTAGCTTCCTCAAGCTCTTTAGCCGCCATCTCAGTTGATGATGGCAAACGCCACAAATCTTGTATCTTGTAAAAAAAGTTCATTCTCAACCCCTCCAAGCGAGCATTACGCCAATGCCGCCAAAGATGACGATGGCTAAAACACATTCAACTAAAGCAGTAATAATTTTTTGTTTCATTTTATTTCCCCTTTTAAATTAGATGAAAAAATTGCCGTCTTTTATTGATTCCCAGATGTCTACTACTTCAACATACTGGCCATAAGCAACGGCTCTGTCAAAATCTGTCTTATCAGCAATTTGATTTGTGCCATTATTAGAAACAAATCCCCAGACTTGTTCCATGTGATTGATTTTGTTTTCTAATTGGGTGAGTAAATTTTCTTTGCTAAAACGAATCATGAGAAATCTCCCCAATCTTTTGAATCTGTTTGCTCTTTGTAACCCTGTGTATAGGCGGCTCGCTCTTCTGAAGTCAATTCAGTAACATATTTAGACTGTAAGGAATCGCCAACAAAGTAATGCGGATTGAAATCGCGTGAGTAATATTTGTCAGCTGACCCTCTGTCGTATGCACCGCCATGCCGTGTGTATTCTGCTTTCATGCTGTTACCTCACTTTTTGAAATGGTTGCAAATTCTGTTAAAGAAACAAGGCGAACATTCTTGCTGTCAATCCTCCAACCTTTCGCTCTTGCAAATCGTATTGCTTGCATGAACGTACAAGGCACAGTTACATCGTGCCAAGTATTGTCATAATCGCTGAACAACACGATCAGATAATCTTTTTTCCATGCTGTGCTTTTCATGCTGTGGCTCCTTCATGGTGCATTTCGTAATAGGCTTGAGCATCTTCCGCAGTTGATGCTTCCCATTCGCGGCAGATTGCAACCTCATGACCATTGTTGAAAACAGCCATCCAAGCCGCAGGAATAGTACAGTTCAGGCGGTGATGGAAATATTCCGCTTGAAGATAAACTTCTGTGATTTTGAATTGTTTGAACATCTTGATTCCTTTTAAAAGACCCCGACTGAAATTGCAGGGCATGAATGAATTATAAGCCAGATTATTTAGAGTTTGGAAACCCCCCATCAAATTATTTTGATGAGGGGAAACCCTTGGTTATGCCAACAGCAGGGATTCGGCCTCGCTTTTCATTCTGTTGCCATTGCCAAACCATGCGTTGTTCATGCGGCTGTCAACATTGTGGCCTTTGTCGTGGTCAATGTACTGGGTGACAGCATTGAGCAAGCCCCATCGCGTACCCCCTGCGCCCTGCAAATCTGCGCCCATGCCCTTACCCTCAAACAACTCCAGTACCTTGTTGTATCCGCGAGATGGCTTGAACTCGGCAGTCTTTGGGTCAAAGTTTGCAGGGAATAAGTTGGTCAGGAAGTCTTTGACAAAAGTGACACCGACTTGCTGACGCGCAAGATGGCGGTACTTGTCCATCATGCCGTCAAAGCCGCTAACCACTAGGCCGAGCTTGTCACGCATCAGGCTCGCATCAAACTCGCGACCATGCGTAATATTGAACCGACTAGGGGCAAGCTCATTGTCAGCGGCTGAAAGCGTATTGTTGCAGACCACACGGACGCTAGTGAATTGACCAACAGTTGCCGTAGAGCCATCAAAGCTAGTGGACAACAGCAAATAACCCCGAACGGCATCATCGCCAAGGACACAGGCCTCTTTGTTTGTGTTTGCCAATGCCCAAATGCGTTTACCGCCTTTGATCGCTCCTGCGACCTCTAGCTTGAACCCTGCGCTTTGCATCAGCACATTGAAGAAGTCTAGAACATCTTTGGGCTGATGGAGCTTGTATCGGTTGGTGACCAAGCCTAGCGGGGCAAAGGTATCGCTTCTGTAAACAACATTCTGACCCTGTACGCGCAACATATCGCCATCTGAACCGAGGGGTTCAAAACGAACAGGCGACACTTGAGCTTGCCAATCAAGCCCCGCCATCTTTGCCCATGTTTCAATGTCAGCATCAGGGTTCAATTCTTGGCCAAGACCATGCCAAGGCTTCTGACCAACATATGCGATCTCTGCCATACCTGTAGTTGCGTTTGTTTCGATTAAATGTGCCATGATAAATTTCCTTTAATTAAATTTCAGAGTTGCGAGCAGGGGCTTGCGCCCCCTGCCATTGTTAACACCAACCAAGACCCATATTCACAGGGGTAGTTTCATAGATGCCAACAAATTTACGAGTTGAATCATCCAACTTCGCACAAGCCTCTTTAGCTTGGGCTTCAGTTGAGTAATCTAACTTTTCATTGAGTTGAGCTTTCAGGCTAACTCTGATGTACTTGACCATCAACATCAAGTCTCTGCGAGTTGAATCCTTCTTTGTCAAAACAATTTCATCCCAGACCTTGTCTTGATTTATTGAAACACTCCAAAATGATTTTCCAGTTTGCATTTTTAATTTCCTTTAAAAGACCCCGAGGGGATTGTTGTGATGTGACAGATTGCACATCTCAAGGCTCACCGCATGAGCCTCAAGATATGTAATCAGGCAACAATGTGAAAGTGCATATGGACTCCGTATTTCATTGAGTTCAGACCAATGAAGACAGGAAAGAAACGGCCATCGGTATGAGTCATGATCATGTAGCGCAATTCATTCACAGAAAACAAATTTGATGGGAAGCGTTTTTCAACAGCTTTTTTTGCGTTCTCAACTGTGGCGTAAGTTTTGTTTGGTGTGAGTTCGACGAAAGTTGACATTTTGATTTCCTTTTAAAAGACCACAAGATGTTTGCGGCATGAATGAATTTTGCATCAGAAATAATAAAAAACGTATTTATTCTAAAAATATTTATAAATTCCCTTATTTTTGTATGTTTTGTTGTTTTTTTGGCACATTTTACAGCTGTCCCATCAGGGTTTCCACTTATTTGCGTGAGCTAAACTTGCTTATAATGGCGACATGAAAAAAAATGATGCTATAAAACTTGCAGGAAGTATCAGAGAGCTTGCGCTTCTATTGGGCATTTCTCAACCCGCGATTTCCATGTGGAAAGAGGATGTGCCGAAGATGCGTGTCTTTCAACTGCGGGCTTTGAAACCTGAATGGTTTTTGTAATTTGAAACACGGCTAGGAATGGCTTGATCACCATTCTGAAAAGAGTTCTCCCCTCTCCTGCCGCAGTTTCTTTCAAGGGGGTGTTTTTAAAAGGCGGCTATGCACTATTACCAGTTCAACATTGGTGACTACCACACGCACACACTACATCTGAACGAGATGGAGGATTTGGCTTATCGCCGAATGCTTGATTGGTGCTATCTACATGAAAAAGAATTACCACTGGACTACGAGCAGATCGCAAGACTCATTCGTATGCGTTCGCACACCGATTGCATTGCGGTGGTATTGCAAGAGTTCTTTACGCGACACAATGATGGTTGGATAAGCGACAGGGTGTTACAGGAAATTGAACACTACAAAGCAAAAATTGAACAGGCATCAAGGGCGGGTAAGGCATCTGCTGAACGGAGAGCCAAGGGCAGTCCAACGGGCGTTCAACCAACCAATAACCAACAACCAATAACCAATAACCAACAACCATTAGATATAGATGCTAACGCATCTTTGGCGGAAGAGGGTCTTCCACCCTGTCCACACAAAGAGATTATTCAGCTATACAAGAAGCATTTGCCGCACCTGACACAGCCGCGAGTTTGGGAAGGGAATAGGCAGACAGTTTTGAAAAGCCGATGGATACAAGCCTCAAAGCCATCAAATTATTCCCCTGATGGTTACAAGACGCGGGAAAGTGGGTTGAAGTGGTGGGATAGTTTCTTTGGTTACATTGCCAATGATTCATCTTTGAACAACGGCTTTAAAAGCAAAGATAGAACATGGTTGCCTGATTTGGAGTGGATAACCACAGCTTCAAATTTTGCAAAAATCATTGATGGGAAATATGCAAAATGAGTAACAGGATTATTTTTATGGCATTTTTTTTAATGCTAGTTATTTTCTGGTCTTGGGTCTTGCACCTAGTTTGGAGTCGCGGATGACACAAGATGAAATTATTGAGATGGCTAGGCAGTCGGGGCTTGTAGGTAAGCCTACATACACGGAAGGGCTTGTGGCATTTGCTAATTTAGTAACGCAGAGAGAGCGTGAGGCGTGTGCAATGGTGTGTGAGTTGCTTTCGCTTGAATGGGAAGACCAGACAGAAATAGCGCAAATAGAATCGGCAACTAAATTGGACTGCGCTTTAGCCATCCGAGCAAGGGGACAAGGATGACACCAAAACAAGAAGAAGCGTTGCGTGAATATCTGCAAGAGGTCATAACGCCATTGATTGAGCAGGTACTTGTCAAGAAGTTGGGGCAAGCAATGACGTTTGCAAAAGAAGAACTTATTCAATCAAAACGTGAATGGCAAGGGCTGACAGAAGATGACCGAGATGCGATTTTGAGATCAGACGGCAGTATCTTTGATTTTACTGAGGCGATATTAAAAGCCAAAAATAACAGGCAAGAATCTTAAACAGAACAGATTTATTCAAAAGGCAAAATTATGAGCTTCGCAAAACCTGAATCAAAAAGAAAAGACGAATTTGAGTTTTCCACATACTGCTCTGTTGATGGATGTGGATACAGATGGGCAGTTCATTGCGATGGTGATAAGCCGAAATGCTCTCATCATCAATGGCAAAGTGATAGACCTCAAAAGAAATCATTTACATCATTGCCTGACTTAAAGCCTAAAACAGTTGCTCAATGGTATGAAGAAAAGGATGAGTTCTAATGAACTATTTTGATGCAATGAGAATTCTAGATAAAGTAGCTGATGGCTCAACATATCCTGAAAAAATAATTAACTTAGCTTTAGAAATTACAGGCGATTTAGATGGACAAGGAACTCCTCAAAGATTCAGAAGCTCGGGAGTGGATTGCAAGATACAGGAAGAAGCAACTGGAAGAAGGCAAGGGCGAAGCATTAGAGTGGTGGCTGAAAACATTGTCGGACATAGCAAAGAGGCGTGGTCAATCAGCCGCTGATGATCTAAGAAAAAGAATGAATATTCAAAGGAAAAACAATGCAACGCGACATTGACATTGGTGCTTTGTTGCTGAAAGAGCGCGAAGAAATAGTGATTGAGCTTCTTAGGTGCTTTGTCACCACATCACAAATGCAAAGTTCAAGGGATGCCGTTGTTCATAACGAAGCTGTAAAAGAATGTATTTCTAAAATTATTGAGAGAAAAGAATAATGAGATATGCGGCAAGAGTGGATGCGAATCAGGCAGAAATTGTCAAAGCCTTGCGTGATGTTGGCGCATTCGTTTGGATTATTGGTTTGCCTGTTGATTTGCTCGTTGGCTATAAAGGCCATTCATTCTTGATGGAAATTAAAACAAATTCAAAGAAGCGTTTAACGGACTTACAGAGCGATTTCTTTCTCAACTGGAATGGTGGCACAGTTTGCCGAGTGGATGGTGTTGAATCGGCTTTGCGTATGATTGGAGTAGCTAAATGATGTATCACCTTGAAACAAGTGAACAGGCAACATCTTTGATGCAATCTTTATGGCCAAAAGTCAAAATCGCATTGCAAGCGGGACGGAAACTTTCCCTTGAAATAAAGCCTGAGAAAAAAAGCCGCGACCAAGAAGAAAAATATCATGCGATGATTGGCGAAATTGCGAAACAAGCACAGCACATCGGAAGCAGATGGAGTTCCGAAGATTTCAAACGCTTATTGATTGACCAATGGGCTAATGAAACAAATCGCAAGATTGGGCGGCTCGTTCAAAGTTTAGACGGAGAGCGTATTGTTCAGCTTGGGATGCAGTCGCGCAGATTCACAAAAGAAGATGCAAGCGAATTTATAGAATGGTTGGAAGCATGGGGTGCAACCAACGGAATTATTTTTTCAACAAAAGGGGAATGATTATGTATAACTATACTTACTACACAACGATTGGTGAGGGCTTGGAGCCTGTTTATGTTGCAATTGAATTTGACAGGGATGAAGATTCAACATTTGATAGAAGTATCGTTTCAATTAAATTGGGTGAGACTGAAATTAGCGGATGCTTTAAGGCTGAAGTTTTAGACGATCTTGCTAAACAAGGTGCTGACCTTTATATGGCAGAAATTGCTTCTGGAGAGCATCATGTCTAAAAGAATAACATTGCCAATTACGCAGAATCTGAATGATGTCCGCGAACAGATCAAGTCTGACATGGGTATTGAATTGACTTACACGCAACTGATTGATTTCCTGATTCATTTCTATCTGAACAACTCAGGTCAACCAAAAACGCAATGGAGGCCAATAAAATGAAGAGTCTTGCAATATCTTTTGGCGTATCTTATTTTTTTGCGGCATTTATCAATTGGCACTATGATCCATCTGAGTGGAGTGAATTTGCGCGTTTCGGCTTGATCTTGTTTGGCTTTGTAGTTTTTGGAATGGTTAATGCTTCAAAGAAAAATAGTTAAATCATGCGAAAGAAAACAAAAAGAAAGCATTGGGGATTAGTTAACCCAATTGAACACGCCATCACAGGGGTTGCAATGATTGAACGCAAAGATTTGAACAAATTGCGTTTGTCAGAACTTACAGCATTGGATGCAATGATTCGCGGAATGGGTACTGTTCAAGATTGGCGTACTCTGGTGGATGTTCTAAATCTGACTGAGATGATGGCCAATAATGGAATTGGCCATGAAGCATTACAAAGTTGTAATCTAGCTCAGACAGCTTTGCATGAGGCGGCAATACGCTATGAGAAAACCAAAAAAATGGGACTTAGTGGAATCGGAATTCAGGCGATTAGAGATTTGCTTGAATATGCCGATCTTCAACAGGCAAGTATTCCTAGATGCGATTTTGAAAAAATGATTCAGAAAACCAAAAATTACATTAAATCTAGGAACGACAAAGTTGTTGAAATAGCATGAGATTCCCAAAACATGAATACATCCGTAGCACCACTCTGCTTCGCAATGCGAGAGAAATTGCTTGTCAGCATTGTGGTGCTGATGATGGGACAGTAGTTGCCGCACACACCAATTTCGGAGGAGGGAAGGGGCGTTCAATCAAAGCCGATGACAACCTGATTGCGAGCCTCTGTTACAGATGCCACATGGAAATCGATCAAGGTAGCAACCTGTCCAAGGAGGAAAGGCAAATACTCTGGCAGAAGGCTCACCGCAAGACTGTTCAGCGTTTGGTTATGCTTCAATTATGGCCTCACAACATTCCAGTCCCTGATTTGCAAAATTATTTTGAAAAAGAGCGATGAGGCGTGGGGTGAGGGTCAGACATACAGAAAAAAAATTAGGGGCTGTCTTGTTTGGGAATATATAAGGTATATGCTAAGATTCCTTATCTAATCAGAAGGCGTATATGACAAACAAATTGGCAATCAAATATAAGGCAACTGAACAGTTGATTCCCTATGCACTCAACAGCCGCACACACTCTGAATCGCAGATTGCACAATTAGCCGCAAGTATCCGTGAGTTCGGGTTCACGAATCCTGTCCTATTGGATGGAGAGAATGGCATCTTGGCAGGGCATGGGCGGGTAATGGCGGCAAGATTGTTGAAGTTGGAAAGCGTTCCGACTATTGAAATTTCACATCTGACAGCAACTCAGAAAAAAGCGTATGTCATTGCTGACAACAAATTGGCTCTGAATGCAGGGTGGGACATGGATATCCTTGGCCTTGAAATTGAAGAATTGAAAAATTGTGACTTTGAAATTGAATTGCTCGGTTTTGATGAATCAGAACTGGCTAAAAGCGCAATTGATTATTCTGTCCTTGATGATGAGGATGTTGATGACAAGATTCAAGACATGGCTGATGGTGTCAGAAAGGCAATACAAATTGAATTTGAGCCTGAACACTATTCCGAAGCGCAAGAACTGGTGAAATATTGGCGCGGTCAGAACGCTTATGTCGGATACATGATCTTGGATTTCCTGCGAAAACAAAAAGATAAAGTTTGAAATGAAAATCTTTGTAACCATTGGCGGCTCTGGAACAAGGATGAAGGAAATCAGCCCTGTTGATAAACAATTTATTTATTACAGAGAAAAACGCATCATTGAGCATATCTTCAAAATTTTCCCATACGCAAATTTGCTCGGTGACAAAAAAACAAATAGCAGGAAAGATACGCTGACAGAAATAGCGCATGAGCAAGATTGTTTGATAGTTGACTGTGACATTATCCCTTTCGGCTTGCCAGAATTGAATTTTGATGGCGACACACTATTTTTCTTCAACAGCGACAAGCCTAAATACGGCTCAATTTTGATTGAAGATTCAAGATTGATTGCTGTAAATGAAAAAGACAGCATTTCAAAAAATAAATGTAGTGGAATTTATTTCGTCAAATCCATGTCTAAGTTATTAGCAAACATGAGAGATGAAAATAGTTTGGCATCAGGAATGATTGGCGCGAAAGTTATTCAAGAAAATACATTCATCAAATTAGGTGATGTGGAAGATTATTACGAGGCACTATGATCGTTGTTGTTGATTTTGATGGGACATTGGCAATTGGACATACGCGCATCATGGACAGGATGCCTAATCTTGCATTGATAAAACGCTTGCAAGATTTAAAAAGCACAATCAATCCAACAATCAAAGTCGTTACAGCGCGTGGCTCAAGATTCGGTTTGCCAGAGAGTCAAAAGATTGAAAAATATCATAAAGATATCAAAACTTGGCTCAATTTGCACAATGTTCCGCATGATTGCATTTCTTTCAACAAAGAATATGGCGCGATCTACATTGATGACATGACTGTCAGCCAAGACGCTGATTTTTCAAGCCTCTTGAGTCCATTCACAAAAAATAAGCTAATCTTCACAGACAGCACAGTAATCAAGAAAACTGTGAATGCAGAATTGGAATATTCTTGGTATCAGGCGGCAGATGGCATCGTACAGACACCGAAAATATTATTCTGCAACGATGAGATGATCATTCTTGATAGAGTAAAAGACCACAGGAAGCCGACAGCGCATGAAATTATTGATTTGATTGAGTCGTACAAGAATAAATCAATCAAAAATTATTCTTTTGACAGCTACAAGCGGAATTTGCCAAGAATCCAATATGCGACAGCCAAAGTGCAAACAATCATAGATGGATTAGATGAACATGAGCCATCTTTTTTTCATGGCGATCTTTCAACAACCAATATTCTTGTGAAAGATGGCGAGATTTACAGCATCGATCCGAACTACAAAGGCATTTTTGGAAGCTATTTGACGGATGCAGGAAAGGCTTTTTTCAGTTTGCTTGCATACGAGCAAAGTTATTCACAGGCAAAAATAATTTCAGATAAGTATGGCCAAGATGTAATCAAGTATGCCATTGCAGAAGGATTGCGGGTTTGCAAATACAACAGCAAATACATTTCTGTTGTTAACAACATGACGGATTTGATATGAAGATTGCAATACCAACTCATCGGAGATCAGATTCAATAAACAAACTTACGTTGAGTTTGCTATCTGACTTTGATAAGAAAGATATTTATTTGTTCATAAGCGATGAGCAGGATATGTCTCTTTATAAGCAAATTTGCTCAGAGTACAACCTTGTTTTGTGCCAAACAGATAACGCAACTGATAAATTTAATTACATTCAAAATTATTTTGATGTAGGAGTTTTTGTTATTGTCATTGAAGATGACATCAAGCAGATACAGTCTTTGATGACAAAGGATTTGAAGAAGCTGTTTGGATTCATAACAAATTATTGCAATAATAAACAAATCAATTCTTTTGGTGTCTATCCAAGCTCAAACAAATTTTTTATGAGCAAGACAATTGATATAGGTGCAACATACATTGTTGCTAATCTTTTTGGCTTCAAATCAACCAAAGACCATAGGGTTCTGTGCCAATTGAAAACAAAGACGGACTATGAGAGAAGCGTAAAGTTTTATAAGCACATGGGAAATATTGCGCGTTTCAATTTCATATCTTGCCTGACAAACAACTACACAAATAAAGGCGGTATGCAAGAGATCGCAGATAGAGCAAGCCTTGAAAGACAAGCCTCTCTAATGCTTTGTAAGTTATATCCCGATATTTTTTCTATCAATGAGAATAGAAAATCTAAATACACAGAGATTCAAATGGCTAAGAATGTTGTGAAAGAACAGTTATGAACTATGTGGAACTCAAACAGGTCAAGCACAGCATCAAGATTGGCGATGTATGCGGTGATATTGAGCCAAATGTCACAGAGGACACAATATTTCTGTCAGACGATAAGATTGTTGGCTTCTACATCAAAGAGATGACAGGGCGCGTAAAACAGCTTGCTGATGTTGCCAATGCTGAGTTCTTATCTGAGAGAGTGCCAAAGTCTTTCATGGACAGGAAGAAGCCAATGGGTCAAGATGAGAATGGCAAGAACAAGTACCAGATCATTCGGCAATACAGCACAATCCTTGGATCAATAGCACCCAAGCCTCATATGAAGAGGGTGTATCCTGCGATCTCTAGCGTACATCAGGTTAAGTCAGCGCAGACATTTGTCAAAGCCATGCTCCTGCTATGCAAAGAATCTGAGAAGCTCATGCAAGAGATCGCTCCTGAGCTTTATGAAACGCAGAAAAGAATCATCACAGAACAAGTCCCGCCTGAATTCCGCTTCGGAGAATTGTTCACATCAAGTATTAGCAACTTCAATATATCCGCGCCTTTCCACAGAGATGCCGCTAATCTTGAAGGGTGCGTCAATGTGATTATTGCTAAGAAGAAGAACGCAAGAGGCGGCAATACAACTGTTCCTGACTATGGGGCAACTGTTGACAGCAGGGACAATTCAATGTTGGTGTATCCTGCATGGCGTAATGTGCATGGAGTAACACCAATCCATCCGATAATAGAAGGTGGATATAGGAACTCTTTAGTCTTTTATCCACTCAAAGCATTTGCCAACCATTGGAAACAATAGGCTAAAGATGGATTATGTTGACTTCTTTGCCCTACAAGAGGGTGAGCACAAGATAGATGCAAGACTAAAGAATTGGTCTGTGTATGTCCGACCTCGCAGGGGCTATGGCTCAGTACATCCAATGTTCCGTTGGTATCGCCCGACAGAAGTATGGAACGGCAATCCCAACAGCTTTTCCCTTGATTTGCCTGATGCCGAGCTACTTGAGGGGGCTATGCGTCATCTTTCCAATGTTAATAGAATCGCAATCAAATGGTTCTATGTTGAGAACACATCGCCAACTAAAGTATGCAAAATATTAGATATCAACCTACATACATTAAAAAATTATGTAAGTAGTGGTAGAAAACAGTTGCAAAGTTATGTGGAAGTGATCTAGAATGCAATCGTCAAGAGCGCATACGCATAAGTTGACCACTATCTTTGCGGAGGTTTCATCATCTCTAAACGCATAAGCGGATGGCGGCTTCAGAAGGTTCGTCATCTCAGAATGATGGAGTCTCCGCTATGTACGCATTGCCAAGCCAAAGGAATAGTCAGGCTAGGAGAGGAGTTGGATCACATCATGCCCTTGTCAAAGGGTGGCGATAACGATCCGACCAACCTCCAAATGCTCTGTAAGGAATGCCATCACATCAAGACACTTGATGATATGGGGTTCAAGCCTAAACCGCGAATCGGTTTAGATGGATGGCCTGAAGAGGAAAATAAAATCCTCGGAATGGGGGGGCGGTGAAAAAGTAAAATGATTCCCTACCCAAAAC